AATGTCTTTAACTTCTTCTATCATTTCCGAAAGAGAAGCTAGAGCGTTAAATCTTCCGTTGTAATGAATGCTTAAACCCATATTCTTAACCGCATTAAAGAATGATTTTGACTAAAGTCTGATGCGTGGAAGATTTTATCCATTTTTGTTCAACCAATTATATCTACAGATTCTTTGGCAACAATTTATTCGTAAGATTATCGTAGTCCATTGGTTTTTCAAGAAATTCAAATGGTATTGAAGGATGATCTCCAATTTTAGATGCTATGAGAGATATAATTTCTCTTGCTGATTCGACAATGTTTTCTTTCATGCATGCACCAACAAATTCTTGAATAAAATTTAGCTGAGTAGATGCAATTCCTGTTTCTGTGTTATAATTCAATTTTTCACTTTTAAGATGGAGAAGCGAATCTCTGTACTTTTCGAGATTGGTGAAATTTGACCATGGTTTAACTTCATTAGCATTAAAACTAAATTTATATGCTTGCGGAATTATTCTTTTAATCTTTTCCAAAAGATTTACATTTCTCTGGATCCATTCGCAATTGAATTTACCTTCCCTTTCATTTACTTCTATATAATCTAACGGTATTACTGAATTAATAAATCCTTCAACAGCAGTGTACGCAAAAATAATTGCTGATATGATTGCCTCTAAGAGATCAAAAGTTATTGGAATCCTATCGGGTAAATCAAGAAAATATGTTTTATTGCTCTCTTTGTATTTCAGATTAGGTTTAATTTTACTTTCATATAAATCAGATGCTGTTTTGTGAGATTTATCCGCTATACTCAAATACATTGAAACCATATTAGGTTTATTGATCATAAAAGGCGCTTCAATATTATTTTCTATCACTACTAACCGAGAAAAAATAAAAGGGGAGCTAAAAAGCAACTCCCCAAAGTCGTAAGTTTGAGTTAGTCAAAAACAAACTGAGAACGACATGGATAAAAATAATGAAATAAAATTAGTCGGACAGCCGATATTTGGGCAATTACTGAAACTGATAGACAAATGGACATTTACCGGACTGGTGAAAGACAAAAAGAGCGACCATTACTATAAAGCATATAAAAGCTGGGATCAAATGGTAACAATGTTATTCGGAATACTAAGCAGATGCGATTCTATGGGAGAAATATGTGAAGGAATGAAAGCAATGAGAGGGAAACTAAATCATTTGGGATTGACCAAAGCGCCAGCCAAAAGTACGGCATCAGACGGATTAAGAAATCGAGACAATTCATTTTTTGAAGCGTTGTATTACAAATTAGCAAAGCAATACAAGAGTTTTTTGTCGGACAGCCAAACATATGGACTAACGATAAAAGAGTTGCTAATAGTAGATTCAACAACAATAAGATTGTTCAGCGATATACTAAAAGGAGTAGGAAGAAACCCAAAGAATGATGGAAAAAAGAAAGGCGGATTGAAAGTTCACATGTTCATTGATGCGGTTCAGTCGATTGCTAAGTTCGTTCGCATAACCGAAGCAAAAGTGCACGACAAAAACTTTTTGAAGGAAATACAAGCGCCAGCCCATAGTATGTTGGTATTCGACAAAACATACAACTACTATCTTCAATTTGCTTACTGGACAGAAAACATGATATACTTTGTAACCAGACAAAAGAAAAATGCGGTTTGTCAGATAGAGGAAACAGTGCAAGAAAAGCAAATCCGGCAAAATCAAGCCGGGGTAATCAGAGAAGAGATTATCATAGTAAATTACAAAGAGAAGAAAGAAGTAAAAGAACTACGGCTTCGGAGGATATATTATCAAGATGAAAAAAACAGAGCGTATGTTTTTATTACCAACAATTTTTCCATTACAGCCGAAGAAGTGGCTCTAATCTACAAGAAGCGATGGCAAATTGAATTGCTGTTCAAGAAGATGAAACAGAACTTTCAATTACATTACTTTTATGGTGAGAACGAAAACGCAATTAGTCCCGACTTGTCGGGATGGTGCACGTTAATAGCGCAGTTGCTCTTAACAGTATTGCAAAAGAAAGCCGATGTAAAGAAAGCTTTCTCAACCATAGCAACACTTGTTCGTATTCATTTAATAAGTATGCTCGATGTAATTGAGTTGTTGAGAAATGTCAAAAGAACATTTGCAAAACCAAAGACAAACGATTTTGATTTATCCTTATTCGCGACTTGATTTTTAATTAGGGGGTCACTTTTGTACGTTGGAAGCATTATGACGATTTTGAATTATAATTGGCATTTTCGATTACTAATAGATCAACTTTTTGTTTTAGTCGGTTGATAGTGAAATAAAAAAGTAATATATTAATACCAGCAAAATTAGTTTAATAAAAAAATGGTATAAGATGAAAAAAGAATGGAAACGCCCTGTTGTTAGGGTTAGAAATTTAAGACTACATTGTTAATCTAGTCAGGTATCAAAACTATCCAAAATTCTCTTAAATAATTTTTAAAGATAATAAATTTTGTGCTACTGAATCTGTGATTAAATTCTGATCTTATCTTTTAAGATTATTTGTGAATTGGTTCTGAATGTGTTTTTGATTAAAGATTAAGTAAGAGTAATATTTGATGTTTTTAAAAAACAATTTGGCCAAGTTGATTAGGGAAATATTTTCTAAGTACTATTTTTTTGTTTAATAAATGAGTCTTCTCTAAAAAGGTAATATCATTATAGAAAAGTTTTGAATTCGGTTTATTTTCACAATCCAAAATAACGGAATAGACCTTTTTAGATACGTCTCATAAATGGATATTAAAAGTAATATTATCAGATTGGATAGGTAATAGGGTATATAGTATTTACGGTTTGAAACATAAACAACTTCATTTCTTCTTCTCGTCAATTCATCTGTTTTCCCACTTCAATCTTGTTTAAAATCTAATTTATATACTAAGCTCATGCTTAACTCAATTTCATCCATCCAAAACTTCGAAAACAAACTAAAAATGAAGATTACTCTTAGTCTGGCCGCCATGGACGCAATAATTTCCATTTCATCTACGAATCAAAAAAAGTCGCGTCCACTGCGTCCACTTTTCCTCCATCACCAAACTTTATAAACCTATCGCTACCGGATTTCCGCTCGCTCACAACATAACCCTTTATCTTTGCCGCTTCCTTCAGCCAGTGGGTGAATTTATTTAACCTCATTTCAGAGAATTCCTCATAATCTTTCACAAACTGAGCAAACAGTTCCTTCTTTAAGTATTCAGTATCAAACTCTATAGTAGCAAAGAACTCTGAGAACTCCTCGCAAGTTGAATCAATCAGTTTTTTCTTTTCAAGATTGATATGCACATAATCAATAAATCCTCTGTTTAAATAAAGTTGAAGGCAGCTTATCATAAAATTGTAAAATGTATTCCATTCATCATTACTCCACTCTTCAAAAAATCTATGCCCAAATTCCATTTCTGGTTTATGTTGTTTGCTGTAATGCTCTGAGAACTCAACTACAAATTGCCTGTCAAGAGCGGAATCATCTGCCCCTTCTATTGAATAGTTCGTTGAGATAATGATCTTTGGCGATTGCTCAAACGGAATTATTATTTCATCTTTATTTTTCTTCTCAACAGTAATATCATCTGTGATGATGGAAAATAGTTTGTCAAAATTAAAATTCTTTGCAGAATCATTAAAATCTATAATTGCAGTATCAAGAGTAACAGATTGAAATCCGAAGTTTTTTGCAAAATTGAAATTCCTGCCGTCATACCTAACAGACTTCCTTAATCTTCCTAATGCTCCGGCAACTAAACTTTTTCCGCTTCGCCCGGATGCCCCGTTACTCAGTTTCTCATCTAAGAATATAACCGCTTTTGCATTTGATGGATCTTTATAATTATGCAGTAGATAACCAATAGCACTTCTTAACGATAAAATTCTCTTCTCATCATCTTTGCAAATATTATTTATAAAAATTGCAAATTCTGCTTCTCTATCATCAGTCGAAAATCGTTTTCTTATTATTTGTTTGTCCCAAATGAATCCGTCTAACTCTTCATATTTTTTAACTTTCATGCTATCTTTAGAAATTTCAACAAATCCGTTTTCAAAAAATAAAAATGCAGTATCCTTTGTATCGCGTACAAACTTAATTTCCCTCGTTTCAAGAAATTCTAAGAATTGCTGCACAAAATGTTGCCCGGCTCCTCTAATTACCGCATCAATTACTTTTAATCTATTTTCATCTCCAAACTGTTCATCATCTAATGCTTTTAAGTATTTAATTACAAAATCCTTGATCTGAAAAATTTCTATTTCCCTAACAATGTTTTTTTCGGCACGTAATAGAACGTATCCTTTTTCAAGCTCCATTTTGCAGAATCCATTCTCCTCAAGAAATTTCTTAAAATTCGTTCTCGATATTATCACCTTATCATTTTCAACATACCAGAACTTAATAAATGGTTTTTCCCATCCGTATTTTTCTGCAATATGATAAACACTTCCTAAAGTTATCTTACCGTCATAATCATTTAGAAATGAATCAAACTTTTTATTTAGTTCAAATTCTGAGTCATGGTAATTCGGATTGCTTAAACTCATTTTTAGAAAATATTTTCTACCTTCTTCACCAATGGATGCTAAACCAAATCCTAATCTATACCAGTCTTCATAACAATTATTCGGTAAATGATTCTCTAAATAATCTATTGCACTTTCTAACTTTTCTTCATCAAATTTTATTTTCGATTCTTTTTTCCTCTCGCTTCTTGCTTCTAGCCTCTTACCCTCAAACCCGCACAATTCATACAAGCATTCAAGCAGTAAATCAACTTCTACCTCTACCGGTTTTTCCTTTGGCTCTTCATACATGAATGAATACTTATTCCCGCTTTCGTGCATTGAAAAAGGTAGAACTGTTTGCGATTCGTTCCATCTTAATTCTATATGATCACACAATCCTTCATTTTTCAAATACAATCTGTAAACACTTTTTTCACCCTTCAGTTTTTCTTTCAACAATTCACTTTCTTTAACACGAATCCAAACGTGATATCCGTTTCCGCTTCCACTTTTAATAATCCAAGAATAATTTTCCGGTAATCCAAGTTTTTCTCTGAACAATTCAACTGCTTTATAATCTTTCACTTTATCCAGATCAATATTTCTCAGATCATTTATGCCCGTTATTCCACCGATACCTGTAGTTGTAGAATTCCAATTCATTTCTTCAATATCTTTTTCAGATTGTTCTATCAATTGCCAATTATCCCATTGGATCAACGGTTTTTTCCCTTGAATTGGTAAAACGTTGAATCCAAATTGTTGATGATAAATCATTGCATATCTTTTGAATACTGACATCTACTATAACCCTCCATTTTTTTCACTAAACTTTATATTAAAAGTCTCTCTCCTTACCAAGGAGAGAGATTTAGAGTGAGGTCCATCAAACTTCCCAATCGCTTCCCTCAGCGAATCCATATTTAAGTGAGAATAAATTTCCGTTGTAGAAATCGAAGAATGTCCAAGTAGTTCCTTAATCACATAAAGCGAAACGCCTTTTTGAGCAAGATTCGAAGCAAACGAATGTCTTAGAGAATGAAAATGAATTGCACTATCTATACCCGCAGCTCTACAAGCTCGCTTAAACTTCTTCGAAACATAATCTCCAGTAAATGCTTTCCCATTCGCTTTACAAAAGACGTAAGTATTTCCAATTGGAATTTCAGTCTTCCTCTCCCTTTGGGAGAGGACCGAGGTGAGGGCTTCTTTACAAATCGGTACATACCTTTGATTCCTTCCCTTTGTAGTAAACTTCTCATCCCCGACAGTAATTACCCTTCCTGTTAAATCAACATTCCGCCAAGTTAAGTTGATAATTTCATTCAAACGCATTCCTGTATAAAAACCAAACACTACAATATCTTTCACAACCTCATTCTCTAACCTATCACAGATCACCGATAACTGATCACCATTCAAAAACGCCGGATTCACTTTCTGCTTTTTCGAGAGTTTCACCTTAAGAAAATTATTCTCCTTCAAATAATCCCATTCGATTGCTTTATTGAACGCGGCTTTCAGAGTCTTATAATAAACACGATAACCTTTCTTAACTTTTTGCTGTAGGTCAGTTATAAAATTTTCTAAATCCTTCAGACTGAGTGATTGAATAGATCTTTGTTTCCCGAAAAAATTAGTTAAATGATTTAGAGAGATTGTGACCGAAGTATGATAAGCAGCCGATCTGTTTTGCTTAATAAAGTTGCTGTATTCATCTGCAAAAACTCTTAGAGTAACAACTTCAATTTTATTTGTCTGATTGAATATTTCAGCTATTAGCTTAAACTTTTCAATATCACCTTCACTTATATTATGTAATAAACTTGTATCCATACTTTTCCTTGCTCTTGCTCATGCTCTTGATCTTAATCTATTTACTTCCATATCGTCCAAAAATCCACTCATCAAGCTCAACCTTTGAAAAGAACAGAATCTTGCCCGATGGTTTATAGTGTGGAATTTTTCCTGATGAGGTTAGCTTGTACAGATAACTCGGTGCATAGCCAAGATAAGCGCTAGCTTCTTTGAAGTTGAGCGGTTTGTCGTCTTGTTTTTTTAGTAACAATTTTATTTCTTCCAATTGCTTACCAAGTTCTACTTTTTTCATATTGCGTTTGTCCATAAATAGAAAGCCGCATTGACTCTATAACTCAATCCTAGTCATCAATTGAGTGTCAACACGGCTTTCATAAAAAAACCGTCATTTATTGAGTTATAAATCTCAAATGATGACGGTTCAAATTTATTACTGGATTATAGGGAAAAACGTTCGAACGTTCGGTGTTTTTTATGGATCATTACTAAATGAATAATCCATCCTTCTTAATGTTGCAGCTACGCTTGCTTCTTTTGCGTCATATCCTTTTTTTATAAGTTGTCGTGTAATCCAGCCTATTTTCTTGCTCGGTACAGTATCATGTTTTTCTAAATTTAATTCGGCTATATAATTTTCTAGTTCTTTTTTTAGCTCACCTCTTTTAAAACTTCGCAATCCTTTATGCTCAATTTCTTTATTGCTAATCTTCTCTTCCAAAAGTTCATTTTTGCTTTCATCTAAACAATCTTTTTCTGTCTTCTGATAAATCCTTGGTTCTATTATCAATGTAAAAAATGATTTCGGTTTTTTTTTCGCCAAAGGTGGATCATATATATTCATCATTCTTGTAATTGAATCTTCTATTTGTATAGCATGTCGTTGGCAAAGATTAAATATATTTTCTACTCGTTCTGTCTCATCTTTCCCATCAATAAATTCCTCTATATCAACTATCTCGCTTCCCCTTTCTAAATAAAAGCTATCTATATTTTGATTCTTAAATTTCTGTGCGAACCTTATATATTCCGCCAACGATTTCTTTATTTCATCTTCTTCCAAATCCTCCTGTAAAAAATCAAAATGATATATACCGTTTGCATCATAACTCTCTACTTTTGTCGCATAGACGGCAAATCTTCTATCAATACACTGTGAACATATACCGCAATGTGTAAATCCCGCCGGATGATTTCTTGTAGTACTGCATGATACGGAACTGTCTAACAAATCTAACTTCCCGTACTTTTTCAATACTTCCACAACATCAGACTTAGTTTTAAATAAATACGGATTATTGATATTAAACGACTCTTCGGCAATCTTACTAAATAATTTTTCTAATAATCCTATTGTTTTAGGATGTGTAGTTCTGCTCGCCCTTCCGTTCATTAAATCTTGAGTCTCAGCAAAATTGATTGATGTTATTCCGTTTTCATAGACATAAATACTATCTTGCTTATAAGTTTTAGCAAGAGCAAATGCTATAGAAGTATATAAAAACGATCTTGTTCTTTGTGTTTCATCTTTTGACTTTGTATGACTTAAACCGCAGTGAAATTTATAATGCTTACATCTTCCCGGGTATAGTTTATTAATCTCCTCATATAAAATTCTTTGTGTCTTTTGCGTGCCCGGCAGTCCTGATTGATGACTTACTAAACATATTTCATCGTTCGATGTTTCAAGCAGCTCGATAATTCCGGAAAGCGAATCAATACCCCCCGAAAAAAGAGCAACTCTAAGATTATCCGATGTATTTATTACGAATTTTTCATTATCAAAAATACTTGTTGGAAAATCTTCTCCTGCTTTATAAAATGTAAATTTATAACTGTGGTCCCCGCTCATAAAACATAAAGTCTGCTGAAGCAATTTTTGTATTTCCTGTTGTATCCAAAAATCATAATCCCTTACTTTTATATGGAAATCAAATGCTCTGCTCCAGCTATGATATTCAAGATCATCATCTTTACCCCTGTATGTTTTCCTATCTGCCGCAAAAATATATCCTGCTATCTCTAATAAATCTTTATACCTGTTTTCTAATTTATATATATCGGTTACAAAATTATTTAGATTTATATTTACATTTTTGTTATTACACACCTCTTTGTGTTCAAGCTCTAAATACTTAACTCCTTCACTCCCTTTTTTAACATTAACACCGTTACAAGAAACAATATATTCTGCGAACTCTTTCACTTTAACTCTTCCCTCAACAGTTCGCTTTTCATCTTTCCTAATGCATACGATAGGAAATTATTTATTTGGCTTTCTTCCGGGAAAGAATCTTTTACATTTTTATTGTACCACCCTGCAGAAAATGATTGTGCTATCTTTGCCGTTTCAAATGCATGTTGTGATATTTCATTTACATGATTTTCAATCTCTGTTGAAAATCTATCCCTTTCCTTTATGTTAGTTATTTTCGCTGCCGCTTCCCTTTCAAGAAAATATTTTAGATACCTTTCCGTTAATTTTGAAAAATATATTCTTGATAGTTCGCAAAAACCGCTTCCGTTTGAAGCTTTGCTGAATATTGCTGCCGAATCAATATCATCACTAAATAAACTTCTGCCCCTTTCTAAGTTATTTTTATACCAATTGTTTATAGCATCTATTGCAGCTTGTCTTGCAAATGTTTGGTATTCATGGGAAGTGACTTCTTGATTTTTATAATTTAATGCACCTCTTGCTAGTTTTAGTAGAGATAATTCCCCTCTATCTAAAATCTTATTTTCTGTCAGATATTTTATTGGATCATTTTTCTGGAAAGCAAAAGAGACATGTATTAAAAATTCAAAAGCCGAATGTATGGATGGATCGCTGCTTAAATTGCCAAATCTCCCTTGAACATTTCGAAGTGTATTTTGTGCTATTGATGAGATATCAGCAGTACCAAGTGCAAATTTGCCTAATGCATCAACTATCGAAAGCCATCTTTTTGTTTTACGCAGTACCCCTAATCTTTTATGCCCCATTATTTTCCTAATGTGAAATAAAGTTTATTGTAACTTAAATAGCTTTACTCTTTTTAACTGATCCTCTAAACTGTTATTTACTCTCAAGTGTGTTTCAACTTAATTATACGCTATCAAAAAATCAATCATTATATCCTTTTAGCCCTACAAAACTTTGAAAGAGTTTATGTTTTAATTCTTTCCATCTTCTATTTCTTTTCCTATTTTATTACTAGTTATTTACTTATTTCTCATTTAGTACAATCCTAAGAATATATATTAAATATATTATATACGATGACGGGTAAAAACGAACTCGAACGCACTCTTCGGCTTATTCCTTCTAAGCCACTTTTTGGAAAAGATTACTAACAATAGTTCCTCTTATTAGAATTTGAATTGTTGTATTATTACATACATCTAAATGAAATTTTAATAAACCAAATAAGTTGACAATCATGGAAGAAAAAAAAGTAACTTACCTTGAACAAGCATGTAAAGTGAATCATGCTTCAATAGTTGGTGAAGGAAAAAATCAAAAAATTCAATATCATGCTGCAACACGTGCAGAAAGATTCAGCGATCCGGAAGAAAAAGTTAGAGCTGAGTTTTGGTCTGAGCTAATTCTCCGTTACGAATACAGACCTGAGAGAATTGAATTTGAAGTCGAAGTCCCTCGCAGAACACCCAGCGATAGAGCCGATTTAGTTATTTATAATGATGATGAAAAGAAAGATCCTTATATAGTTATTGAATGTAAAAAAGACGGGATTAGCGACGCTGAATTTGCTCAAGCTATTGAACAAGCTTGTGGTAACCGCGCAAGTCTCGGCGCTCCATTTGCTGGTGTTGTCTCGGGTAATACTCGCAGATTCTTTGATTTTTCAAAACACAAACCACAAGAACGGCAAAAGAATATTATTGCTGATTTACCGGTTCGGTATGGCAAACCACCAGAATATAGATTTTATAAAGGTATTAAGGACAAAGATATTTCTGCCATTCCAAGAGATGAACTTCGTTCAGTTATTCGTAAATGCCATCAGACACTTTGGGAAGGTGGAAAGAGAAGTCCAATAGCAGCATTTGGTGAGTTCTCTAAAATTATCTTTGTAAAAATAAAAGACGAAACGAACCGTCAACGAAAGAAAGGTGAGCCATACGAATTTCAAAGAAGAACTGAAGAATCCGCTGAAGAATTAGCACAAAGAATTTATGATCTTTATAAGACTGAACAAGAAAAAGAACCTGATGTTTTTACTGAAAGAATAAATGTTGATCCAAATATAATTGCCCAAGTAGTTGAACACCTTGAAGGTATCAGCTTGCATAAAACTGATCTCGATACAAAAGGTGTCGCGTTTGAAGAATTTATGGGCAGTTTCTTCAAAGGTGATTTCGGTCAATATTTTACACCACGTGAGTTAATCGCTTTCTCAGTAAATATGATAAAACCTAAAGTTGATAATTTTATTCTTGATCCCGCCTGTGGTTCCGGTGGCTTTCTTCTTTATGCCTTGGACTATATCAGAAGCGAAGCAAACAACTTATTCCCTAATCATGTAACTGATCCGGAGGATAAGTTAAATCATTATAATTATTGGCACGAATTTGCTGAGAAAAATCTGTTCGGCCTAGAAATTAATGATGAACTTAGTCGTGTTGCCAAAATGAATATGATTATTCATGACGATGGTCATACAAATATTGTTGGTCATGATGCGCTAGATTTTTTATCTGAAATAAAAAAGAAAAGATCAAAACTTAAAGCCAATAATTTTGATTTGGTATTAACCAATCCTCCATTTGGTTCCGTAATCAAAAGAACTGAAAAAGGTGAAGGCTATATTGAGCAATTTGAACTTAGGAACTATCTGGGTAAATCGACAACCGGCACAGATCCGGATGAATCTACTCAATCGGAAATGGATGTGAAGCGAGGTGCTAAATCTGTTAAAGCAAGAACAAGTGTAAAAACCGAAATTCTTTTCCTCGAAAGGGTTTGGAATTTTCTCAAACCCGGTGTTGGTAAAGTTGCAATAGTTTTACCGGATGGTATACTTACTAATTCATCTCTTCAAGGTGTTCGCGATTGGATATTGGAACATTTCCAAATCTTATCCGTTGTAAGTCTGCCTCAATTTGCGTTTGCTCATTACGATGCCGGCGTTAAAGCAAGCATTGTTTTTATGCGTAAGCTGAATGAAGGTGAGACAGTTAGCAATGATGAACCAATCTTTATGGCTCTTGCAGAAAATATTGGTTATGATGCAACCGGAAGAAAGACTTTTGAAATTACTGTTGAAAAAGAAGAGCCCCTGATAGAAAAAGTTGAAATCCATTGTTGCGATCTTTTTGATTACAAGGTTTATTATGAATGGAGCCAAGCAGATCCTAAAAATCATGATTGGACTGAAAAACATAGAGTGGTAATTCCAGATTCCGGCTTGGTTGGTAAGTATAGAGAATTTCAAACCAACCCAACACTTTTTTTCGTCTAAGCCCCACTGAAGTAGCGCAAAAGCATTGCTTCGGCTTACAAAGGGGCGAATTGGTATCAAGAAGAATTTACTGTAATGAATACACACCTTTGTTACGTGAATTAATCAATAAAGTGAATAAGTCGAAGAGCAAATTTATTTCTCCTCTTTCCGATTATTGTTACTTTAATCCTAAAATTGAATTACCACAGTTCAATGATTATGATATTGTCTCATTTATTCCAATGGAAGTAGTAAGAGAATTAACTGGAAAAGTAGAAATTAAGACTGCATACTATAAAGATGTTGCTAAGGGATTTACAAAATTTGCTGAGGGAGATTTGATATGGGCAAAGATTACTCCATGTATGCAAAATGGTAAATCTGCGATTGCAAAAGGATTAATAAAAGGAGTGGGTTTTGGTTCAACTGAATTTCATGTAATAAGACCAAAGGATGATTCCGTTAATATTGAGTTTATAAGAGAAATCTTAACTCTTGAAGAAACTTTGAATGCTTTTCAAGGTGCTTTTACTGGTTCCGCTGGTCAGCAACGTGTCCCCGTTGATTTCCTTTCGGAATTCCGTTTTCCGATACCGCCTAGAAAGGTTCAAGATAATTTTGTAGATACACTAAAGATAGCTCGTAATCAAAAACTTTTCAAAGAAAAATTAGCTGAAGAAATATTAAATGGATTGGATTCGTACATACTTGATAAGCTTGATTTAACATTGCCTGAAAAATCTAACATCAGTAGTTATGCGATTACTAAATCAATATTAAATAACAGAATCGATTCCTATTCAAATCAATCACACTTTCGCAAGCTATTTAATAAACTTTCTGAAAAAAAATATAACACTCACACTATAAAGAGTGTTTCTGATAGAATCATTTCGGGTAGCACTCCACTTTCTGGAGGTGATGCTTATACTCAATCTCCTAATGGTATTAGATTTATTAGAAGTGGCGAAATAACTTCAGACGGAAGCGTAACAGCAAAAAGTGAAAATCATATAAAAGAAGAGATACATTATAATTCTCTGCAACGCTCTCAGCTGAAAAAGAACGATGTTCTTATAGCTATAGTTGGCGCTACAATCGGTCAAGTTGGTATTTTTGAATTTGAAGAAGAAGCAAATATTAATCAAGCCATAGCAGCCATTTCTATTTCAGATCCTGAAGTTTTACCACAATATTTATGTTGGTATTTGAAATCCTCACTAGGCCAAATGATTTTGGATTATTTTAAACGTCCTGTTGCTAGGGCAAACATAAATCTCGAAGAAATTTCTCAGATACCTGTGATAATTCCTAAAAAAGAGATTCAAATAGAAATAATAAATGAAGTTACTCACAGAAAAGAGGAAGCAATACGATTAAAAATAGAAGCAGAGACCGAATGGCAAAATGCTAAAAAATGGTTCGAAGAACAATTGCTTGAAGGTGCCAAATGACTTTTGAACTTCTTTTAGTTTGTAAATTAAGCCTACCTTACGGTGAGTTCAAAGAATTACTCAACGAAAAATTGATTCAAGTGCTTGCTGATAATCTAAATGAGTTTGATGATTCTACAGTTGAATCGTTTATCAAAATTAATTACGCAAGAAAATGTGATATCGAATCTATAGCTCCTTTAGAATCAAAAAGAATAATATGGGGAATTAGATTGGACCTTCCCGAGGAAGTAGAGAATGCTGAAATTGTAATTGAGGAATTCTGTTCAAATATAATCGACATAGAACAAATTGAACATGCAGTAAAATATGAAGACGAAGTTCTTATAACAAAGAACCAACAGTATTTCCAAGAAATATTTTATTTGGAAATGAAACTCCGAAGAGTGATTTCCATGATATATCTAAATAGATATTCTGATAATTATTTCAGTTTATTAAGAGAAGAAATAACAAAACCTACATCAAAAGAACCTCCAACGGTTGATCAAATGGAAAAAGCTTTTGAGAATGAATTCTTTCACCTGCTATTTAGTCAATATGTTAATCTTAACAGCCGGAAGCTCCCGTCAAAGACTGATGAGTTTATTAATTTAGTTAAAGAAAGATATTCTTTCGAAGACTTTCTTAATGAATTGAACAGAACGCCTGTAACAAAAAAAGAGGATATAGATTTCCTTTCCGGTTTGAAAGATAAACTAGATCCAATCGAGAAATTGAGAAACTGTGTTGCACATAACCGGAAGATTAGTGAAAAACTATTACAGAATTACAACGAAGCAAAAAAATTATTGGAAAAAGATTTGGATGAGTATTTATCCAATTATAATACTACTTCAGTTAATGAAATAACACGTACTTCGGAAGAAAAGAATTCTGAAGAACGAATTACTAATTTAAACGAAGAATTCAATAATAATTATGAAGGATAATTAATTAAAGAATGTTTTCTACTAATAAAATAAACGTTTTCATTTCCTATTCATGGGATAGTGAAGAACATAAACAATGGGTTTACAAGCTTGCACGAGATCTTTATCTGAATAATCTCCAAATAGTAATTGACAAGATTCATCTAAGACCTGGTGATCATAAATTATTTTTTATGGAGAAAGCTATTAAAGGTAGTGATTTTGTTCTTCTGATTATCACTGAAAAGTATTCTGAAAAAGCATCTCTAAGAATTGGGGGTGTTGGTTATGAGTACAATATTATCAATGATGAATTATTTGAAATGATTACTAATAATAATAAGTTCATTCCTATTGTAAGGCAAAAAGAAAAAGGTAAAATATTACCAGTTTTTCTTAATAATTTTGCATATCTGGATATGAGCAATGATTCAGAGTATAACATAAAAATTAAGGAGTTGATCAATCGTCTTAACAATGTTCAATTTCAAATTTCTGATTTTATCGAAGAAGGAACCGTGCTAGTGTCTGAACAACAAAGCAAGGAGACAAAAAATATGACAACTGAAGAAGGAATTATCTATAAGGATATTGATTTTATTAAAGAAAAGATTGATAAAAATTTCCAAAGTTATTTCGATAAAGTCTTTGGACTTACTATTGATGAAAATCTTATCAAATCTGGTATCCCTATTGGTAAACTAAAAGGAAATACTAAAAATAATATTTCATCTACTTTGAAAGGTTGGGAGAAAGAGATTAATTCATATAGAGAGACTTTTCAAAAAATCTTTAATCAACAAAAAATAACAATATATGAAAGTATTCCAGAAGATTTTAAAACTAAGCAATTTCGAAATAATCTTTGGACCGTAAGCGCAGCAATGCGAACGAAAGATCCTGATTTGGCAAGATATAAAAAAGATTTTGGTGAAGCTTTAGCAGAAGACATTTTGGATACGTTTAAACTTATTGTGAACGATTCTGCAAATTATGTAAAAAACAAAGCTGATAAGATAAATTTTGATAAATTAGAAACGATCGATGGACTACAATTTGATTTTTTAGATAAACCTGAATTGTCACTGAAAAAAATAATCGGTTTTGGTATTCGTTCTGAAATACTTCATAGAAACTATCCTGCTTATTTCCCTATTATGACACAAAGAAGCTTGTGGGGTATGTATTTCTTAACATCGTTGGAAAAAGAATTTATAACTATTGAAGAAAAATCCAGAAAGGCAATTACTCGTGTTTCTCACAATTGGACCTATGATTATGCAAGATTTACATTTTATAATAATTATTTGTATTTATTATTGGCAGCTCGCTTAAAGAAGGAATACAACGTAGAAATTCTACCGGAGATAAGATTTGGATATTGCAATGAGTTCTTAATAGAAATTGCAACCTCTCATAAAGAAGAGATTAAGGATCTTCATCAATGGACAGACTTCGATGAGTAAAGTTGAGTTAGTATTTAATAAATACAGACAACAATTCCATGAGATTAACAATCTTTATGATTATCAAAAAAGAGCCTTAGAAAAGTTATTAAGTCATATAAACACATTATGCATAATTCCTACTGGAGGAGGTAAATCACTCATTTTTCAATTAGCCGCGCAAGAATTAGAAGGAATCACAATAGTTATTTCTCCATTGCTTGCCCTTATGAGAGAACAAACAAGTGAATTAGAAAAGAAAGGAATATTTGCAACATCACTGAACAGTGAAATATCTTTCGACAACCAAAGAGAATACTTACGCAACTTATCCTCGACTAATACAAAACTTCTTTATGTTTCACCGGAGCGGTTACAAAACACTTTATTCCGGGCAAGTCTTTCTGCATCAAAAATTAAAGTTTCCCTCATTGTAATTGATGAAGCTCATTGTATTAGTCAATGGGGACATGGCTTCCGTCCGGATTATAACCAAATCAAACCTTTTATTGAATTTCTTAGAAGTATTGGTAACTTTCCGATAATTTTTGCACTAACTGCAACATTGAATCAAAAACCTAGAGCAGATATTCTCAATTCGTTTGAGATTGAAAAAGATAATGTGATTGTCTCGGAAGAAATTATTCGTGATAATCTAAAACTTGAATTCAAAGAAGCGTTGAATGAAGAAGAAAAAGCTCAAAAATTATTAGACTTTCATAATGGAAAAAATCCTAAAAAGATGATTGTATATTTATACAGTCAATTGAGAAGTGAAGAATACTCTGCATTATTGAATCAGAAAGGATTTAGTACTGGTTTTTTCCATGCGGGGATGGATGCTGATGATAAAGAAACAACCTATAATGATTTTCGTAATGGAAAGATTGAAATACTTTTTGCTACAACAGCATTTGGTATGGGAATGAATATTCCTGATATTGATTCAGTTGTACATTTACAATTGCCAGAATCGATAGAAGAATATTACCAGCATGTAGGTAGAGGCGGTCGCAAAAAAGATATATGTCCCATCTGTAATTGTTTGTTAATATGGACAAAAACTAACGTCAAAAGAAGACGTGAACAAATTGAAAATGAGAGATATTCTTTTGAACGGCTAGAAATGAGTTTCAAACAATTAGGACTTACTAACAAAGCGGGTAAAATTGTTAATAAGGATAAAGAAGGTCTCCACGATTCAAAAAATAATCTTCCATTAATAATAGATTATTTTGAGAAATATGGAATAATTGAATCACTAGGAGAACTGAATGGTTCACCATTAAAAATAGAGCTGTATAATAACACACCGCTTTGGAATAAAATCATTAGTAGCATTGATGATATTGATAGTTTTGTTCTTGCATCCACAAATACCGGTGTAAAAATAGAAGAAATAATCCAGCATGTTTTTGAGCAAGAATTTATTGGCAATATTAAAAAACTTCCGGCAGTAAGTAGACAATTATTTTTTAAATGTAATGTGAATGAACTACAAAAAGAAATTGCTAATAAAATTATTGAAGAGATAAATTCATTTGTTGATTTTAGATTAACTCAATACGATGAATTTATTGAGCTGTTTTCTTCCAATACTCCAAATGAATATATTTGTTCGTTTTTGCAATAGAAAAGAACATTTTTTATGAGTGGGATTTTTCTTGGCGGTTAAGAACCATTTCTAAAATATATTATTACCCTCATTTTAGAAAATATTCCTAATAATTCAGCTTATTCTGGAAAATAATTCAAAATCCTTGCTCATTTTCTGTTTATTCTGGAAAATTTCTACAAGCACATTCTTTCTGGAAAATATTACCAAAATACTTGGTTATTATGGAAAATAATTACAAATTACATACCAGTTTATAATTATTATGGAAAATTTTTACAATGAGTGAGTTAATATTTACATCTGCAAATCGGCAAGAGAATTATAAAATCTCTAAAATGCTTCAAGAGAAGAAAATTCGAAAAATTGCACCAAGAATATATTCTACAAATTTGGAAGAAACACCATCCGTAATTGTCCGAAGAAATATTCTCGAAATCTTGGGCAAATTATATCCTGGAGCTGTTTTAAGTCATCGTTCCCCTTTTGAGTTCAAACCAACAACTACAAATCAAATATTTGTTACATACACCTATACAAAAAAAATAAAACTTCCCGGAGTTACAATTAATTTTCTTGAAGGAAAAGGTCCCGTTGAAGGAGATAATAAATTATTTGGTGAACTTTATGTTTCTTCCAAGGAGAGAGCATTTCTTGAAAATCTTCAGATCACTAAAAAAGTCGGTCCTAATACTAAAATATTAAGTCTCCCTCAGCTTGAAGAAAAGTTGGATGATATTCTAAGAATTCATGGTGAAGATGGATTAAATAGTATTCGTGATAAAGCAAGAAAATTATCACAAATTTTAGATATGCAAAAAGAATTTGAATTGTTGAATAAAATCATCGGCGCGTTGCTCACAACCAAACCATCTAAAATATTAAAATCCGATCTTGCACTTTCACGTGCTGCCGGTCTCCCTTATGATAGAAATAGAATCGAACTCTTTGAGATTTTATTTACTTATCTCCACAATAAAGAATTTAAGGATCGCCCTGAAAATAATTCATCGGCAAATTCATTTAGAAACTTTGCATTCTTTGAAGCGTACTTTTCTAATTACATTGAAGGTACTGTATTTGAAGTAGCTGAAGCTAAGGAAATAATTGATACCGGAATTCCTTTGCCTGCACGAAGTGATGATTCCCACGATGTTCTTGGCACATATCAAATAGTTTCTAACAAAAACGAAATGAAAATCATTCCTTCTGATGAAGATGAATTTCTAAATCTTCTTCAATCACGTCATAAAATTTTACTTTCTGCCCGTCTTGATAAAAATCCTGGTCAATTCAAAGAAAGAAACAATAGAGCCGGGAATACATTTTTTGTCGATTATAAACTTGTTCGAGGCACCTTAGTTCGTGGATTTGAATATTATAAAGCATTAACAAATCCTTTTGCCTGTGCAGCTTATATGATGTTTTTAGTCAGTGAGATTCATCCCTTTGAAGATGGTAACGGAAGAATTGCAAGAGTAATGATGAATGCAGAATTGGTAAATCGAAACCAGTGCAAAATTATTATTCCAACTGTCTATCGTGATGACTATTTGCTCACATTAAAAAAATTAACTAGGCAAAAAGATCCAATTCATTATGTAGAGATGTTGATTAATACACACAAATTCAGTGAGCATTTGAATTACGAAAATTATGATGATCTCTATAATTACTTGGAATCTCATAATGCTTTTTCAGAACCTGATGAAGGAAAACACTTAATCATTGATTGATATACACAACCAACCTTTCATTTGAGGTCTCAGCTCAACTTGCCCCGTGAAATTATTTTTTTAATAATACCTTTCATTCATTGTCAAATAACCTTCCTTCTTCAACGTGTCTAATAATATTGATATTTCACGGGGTCAACATGGGACAGCCAGTATTACATAAGTAACTTTATGTTCGTATTGAATCAGTCCCAACAGTCACTTTGTAGTTCTATCTTACTTACATAAAGTTGTCTTATATAAACTCGGCACTAAAAAATACTAATCGCCTCATCATACATTTTCAATCATGTCACTTAACCTATTATGTATCTTTCTAACCCAATATAAGTTTCGTTCGTGGGCGGCTCGCGCACTCGACACGCCCACTCACTAAGCGTTACAAATCATTAGCATGTCGATAAAGAACTAATCGCAAAAAGCTAATGGCTTTTCGCTAACAGCTAATTCCTACTTCTCACTTTTCACCAACTCGAAATCATTCTCACTCAAATTATATCTCTTCTTAAAATATTCTTTACTGAATTTCACTCCTATCTCACTTAGTAGTTTATCACGTTCGGCGCTTTGTTCTATAACCGCTTCCTTTTTAATTAGCTTTATTCTTGGTGTCGGTATATTTCCATAGTTAAGTTGACAAAAATATTCAATCAGTTTGTTCAATCCCTTCTCTACTAATTTCTTGTCGCTTATTCCCAAATATGATAACATTTCCTTATGTATTTCCGCCGCCTTATACGATCCCGCTTTTTGTAATTCGGTTGTTAACGTTACAGACAACACTGCCTTTCAGATCTCTTTATTATGAAAATTGACAAGCAATTCGTAAAGCTGTCCAATTTCATACTTCGGATTTTCTTTTAATTCAATTCCTAAGCTTTGGTCAAAGATTGTTACGTTATCTTCAATCATTTGTTTCAATTGATCTAAGAACTCATTCTTTTGATCCTCGGTAAATGTGTTTGGATACCTTCCAATAAGATAAGGCATTCCATAACGCTCCATCATTAATTGCCAGAACTCTATACCTGCCCTTTTAAAAATTACAGACCAGTAACATCTGCTTAATACTTTCTCTCCGTATGGATTTATATATGTCGGTTTATTTTGAGTTAATATGAATTTATAAGGCGGTAACAATTCACCTTCTTCAAAAATATAAAATCCTTTTACTTGTTTTCTTAATCTTAAATTGTTCTCATTATCGAAAATAAACCACTCTTGTGGTTTACCAATAATTACTTTCGGAATTATTTCTTTTTCATTTTGCTTCCAAGTTATTTCACTTACCGCATATCCATAGAAAATAGCATCTAACATATCGCTCATTATTTCCCCTAACGGTAAATGTCTAAACAGTTCTAAAACCCTTTCCTTTATTATTTCATCATGTTCATAATCAACTTCCCACCCCATTTGCATTACTTGCATTTTTCGCTGTTGTATCGTAGCCATTAAATGAGGGTCGTTTGTCAAATCCCTAAGAATGCTGTAATCATAATTATTTTCAGATAATATTTTATCCGGGTCTGGCAATGTTTTATAAATTCTCTCAAGAGTTTTTAAATGTTCTCTTGTTGCAAACTCATTAAACAATATATTTTTATTCATTTTGTCACCTTAATAAGGTTCTGTTTGTGTAACCGATCATTCTTTTATAAAAATTTCTTTTTTCTATTCTATTTCTTTTCCTTTCTAAATGCATAATGGAATCTACATTCCCTTCGTTTATTATTTTCGCATCGTTCAAAAATTGACTAATACTATCTACTATATCATCATATTCTCCATACGGAAATTCCTCACATTCATTCAATAATAAACCTACCCATCCACTCTCCCCCTTTGGGGGAGATACAGAGGGGGCTGGTAAAAACACCCTTCCGCACTCAATCAATGGTGTTACCGCATGTACTCTCGCAATTTTATCGGTATTCACTTTAATTGGTTTAATAGGTATTCTTGTTTCGCGCTGCAATTCCTGTATTAAACTTTGTCCGCTTGCTTTATCTTCAATTAATACTTCATTTGGTTTATAATCATTAAATAGTTTTACAACCGTCTTTTTTAGCTCCGGGAATTCAACTCTGCCTCTCCACAGATCAATTAGATAGAAACCATTTTGCCGTATCTCCCAAGTAGTGCAAACAGAAAAATCATTCTCTTCATTTTTCTTAAAAGCTGTATCCCAGCTTTGCACTCTTTTAATAAATCTTAATTTTTCTAATTCATCTTTAGTATAATATTTCCACCAATCTTTTTTAATTATTCCGGCGGAAGAACCATCAACAAACTTTCCATAAATTTCTTGGTCCCTAAGCATTTGAGATATTTCTTTCGCCATTTCATCAATTTCATTTTTATCAATCAACGGATTATCATAACTGGAAAAATTGAATGATTTCCATTCAGATTTTTCCATCCTGAGCGTTAGCGAAGGATCTCCCCTTTCACCTCTTTCCCACAATTCAAAGAACAAATGCTTTTCATTTTTCCCCTTATTCATTTTCCCTTTAGGTGTCCCGCCAATCAATACATTTGCTTTATAATCTAAGATCATTGGTCTAATGCTTTCTTCCCACAGTCTTCTGTTTTTTAGAATAATTCCTGCTTCATTTAATACTATTAATGAATATCCAAACCCTTCTATATTCTCCGGTTTATCAGCACTTCTAAAATCACAGACACTATTCAATATTTTTAGATCACTTCGGTTTGCCCTATACTTCCATAGATTTTTTGGCAATTGTTTGAGTATTGGGAAGAAATATCTTTCAACATATCTTTCAATATTACCGTAAGTAGTATCCATCCATAATATTGGTGACTTTCCATCCAGCATATTCTCAATTACATAATGAGCAAAACCTTTTGTAAGACCAAACCTTCTTCCTTTCGCAATAACTTTATATCTTGCATTGCTTTCAAAAAATATTTCTCTTTGATTTTTATGATACCCGATTTCAAGTTTTATCTCTTTCATTCTACTTTACTTCTGTTCGTTCAATTTTCACATTATAATCTCCGCTCTCTTCAATCTTTTCAGCTTGCCCTAAGTATTGTTTTCCTAACCAAATTAGCATTGTCACATTACCTTGCATTGCTACACTAATCTGTTTTCGTTTCAAGCGCTCTTTGAGATTAACCCTTCCTTTTATAAGAAAAATCTCAAAATTTCTTTTTAGTGTATTATCATCATATCCTAAAGCTTCGGCAATTTCTTTATTTGTTAATCCATAGCCAGCAAGTTTTTGTATTGTGATCTCTTCCTTATTTTTTTCTTTCTTCATTGTATTTAATCCTGTTTATCCCTTGCTATTATACATTCATAATTATGTTTTACAAAAATATCTAATCTGTTTTTACTTTCGCTTTTCTTCTTTTGTTTTCCTAAAAAACATCTTACGCCTCATAAGAGAAACACAATCAATATTCTAATTGTATATTGCTCGCAGAAGTTATTATCAAAAAATTTTTTAAGGAATTTATTTTATGGAATTTGAAATTTTTAGAACCGGAACCCATACTTCTAATAACGGCATTACAAAATCTTATTCCTTATCCGATCTTAATTCTATCGCTGAATCCTATGATCCTCAAATTCTTGAAGCTCCCATTGTTATTGGTCATCCGAAATCTAATTCTCCGGCTTTTGGTTGGATTGAAACTCTTAAAGTAGTTGGCGATCGTCTTATCGCTAATGCTAAAGATATTGTCCCTGAATTTATGGATGCTGTTAAGAAAGGTCTTTTCAAAAAGAGAAGTGTTTCTTTAGATAAGGATGGTAAACTTCGGCATGTTGGTTTTCTTGGCGCTGCTATCCCTGCTGTTCAAGGTCTTGCTGATATTCAATTCTCGGAAGACGATATTAGTGAGTTATTTGAATTTAATAATGAAGATGATTTCCAATCAGATTCAAATAAAAATTTAGTAACCGATCCAATCGTTTCTGAACTTAATTCTTTATCAAAACAAATAAATAATTTAACTGCCTTCTTTGAAAAGTTTTCAGATGCTGATTTTAATTCTAAACAACAAGCACCTGTAAACAATTTTTCTGTTTCACTTAATCACGATTTATTTCAAAAACAATTAGATGAAAAAATTTCTAATGGTTCTTTAACTCCACCAATGAAAGAAAAATTATTAAGTATTATTGATTTTTTTAATACATCAAATTATTCGGAATTTGATTCTCAAAATTTTTCTGATTCCTTTTCTAACCTACTTACCGCATTCATAGATTCAATTCCTAACATCATCTCTTTTGAAGACTTTGCTCAGAAACCGGATGCTATTGATATTAAAGATCATTCTTTCGATGGATTCCTTCTCGATCCAAATTCTTATACACTGCACAAAAAAGCACTTTCACTTTCGTCACAAGAAAATATAAGCTACATACAATCAATAAAAGAATTAACAACTAAGGAGTAACACCATGCCTGGTACACTTGCAGCTAAAAGAATCGTTGATCCGGTTCTAACTTCTATCGCTCGTGGTTATTCTAACGCAGCTCTCATTGCCACTAAACTTTTCCCAATCGTTGAAGTAGATAAAGAAGGTGGAAAAATTCCACAATTCACTAAAGAAGCTTTTAAAATTTACAATACTGAACGAGCTATTCGCGCTAAATCTAATCGTATCAATCCCGAAGATAAATCTTCGATTGATTACGCTTTAACCGAACACGATCTTGAATATCCAATGGATTATCGCGAAATCGAAGAAGACATCCTCAACCTTCGTATGCACGCTTCAGTTGTAGTCACTGATGGTATAGCGCTCCGTCTTGAAAAAATCGCAGCCGATCTTGCGCAAGATGATACAAATTATCCGGTCGGAAATAAAATCACTCTCGCCGGTGCTTCTCAGTTTTCTGATCCTACTTCAAATCCTTTCACAACTATTGATACTGCAAAAGATGCTGTTCGTGCTAAAATTGCAAAAAGACCTAATGTTGCAATCCTTGGCGCTTCTACTTACAAAGCTCTCAAAAATCATCCGTTGATTCTGGACCGTATCAAAGTCACTCAACACGCTATCGTAAATCCCGATTTACTTCGTCAGTTGCTCGATCTTGACGAGCTTTATATCGGTGATGCTGTTTATTCAAATGACTCCGGTACTTTTATTGACATCTGGAATGATAGTATGATTCTTGCCTTCGTTTCTACTAAACAAGCAAACATAGATCGCTCTATTTACGAACCCTCTTTCGCTTATACGCTTCGTAAGAAAAATTATCCGCTTGTTGATCGTTACGAGGAAGCCGGTAAACTTGAAATCGTTAGAAGCACGGATATCTTTACTGCTAAGATCGTTGGTTCTGATGCCGGTTATTTAATCTCTAACTGTGTAGCTTAATTATGAAAGTTCAAGTTATCAATACCGACTTTTTACATGATGGAACTTATTATTATCAAAAATCCATCATTGACGTTTCTCCGGAGTTATTAAAAAAATATCCGCGTAATCTTTTAGCTGTCGCAGAAACAGTTGATGTTCCTAACGAAGATCAAACAATAATAGTTGATAATATTTCATCTGAAATGGTTCAAAATAATTCTAACCTGTCCGCCGTGGCGGATGCAAATAATATGCTTGCCCCGTCTGCGGGGCTCGCTCCGTCTGCGGAGATTGTAAAATCAAAAGTTTTTAAAAAAAATAAACGAGGTAGAAAATGTTAACCGAACAATTAAATCTTATTACTTCTTTCCTTGCACCTGTTGATCATTCACTCAACAAATACAAGTTCATCGGGTTTAATGGTAATCTTTGTGCTGCTAATGCTAAAGCTCTTGGTATCTTAAATGCAAGTTCTTCTCTCGGCGAACAAGCCCCTATTGCTGTTTCCGGCATCGCATTAGTCCTTTCCGGTGGTGTTATTACTATCGGCTCAGCTGTCACTTCTGATGCTGCTGGTAAAGCGGTTGTAGCTGCTTCTTTATCTGCAACCATTCCCGCCGGTGCTGTTGCTGTTACTTCTTCCGGCGCTCAACCGGCTTCTGTAATTGCCGGTTCGGTTACTCCACAAGCAATTAACGGTTACGCTCTTGATGCTGCTTCTGGTCCTGAAATATTAATTCGCATACTTTTAGTCTAAAAATTAAAAGGCAATTAAAATGAGAAAAATATCAGAGTTTTTAAAAAGTAATAATTTAATCGGTAGCAATATTACATCTTTCCCTTACCATCTTTTATCTGTTCTTCCTTGGGGTATTAAATGTTTCCGCTTTTATGTTGATGGTGAGCAAGGAAGTGATCTTAATAATGGACTTACTTGGGCAACAGCCAAAAAAACACTTACCGGCGCTCTTAATTTGCTCCCAAATAACTTAAACAATTTTGAAGTTAGAATATTTTTACATCCCGGTACTTACGATGAATCCTTTTCTTTTATTCGTTTTGCAAATACTACTTTCAAATTTTTTTACTTAGATCAACAATTTAATACTGCTACAGATGATTTTTCTGCTTTCATTCGCAATGGTGCTGTTAATCCAATCAGAAATAATAACCAGTTAATTTTCAAAAACTCTGCTGGTAGTATTGTTTGGGATTTTGGTTCAGCAACGTTGAATAAGTCTTTTTATTTAGAAGCTATCGATCCTACAAATACTTGGAATCAAAATGGTCATTTCAAAGTTAACAAAATTGTTTTCCAAGGTAATACTTCCGGTACTAATATTTTAATCAGCGGTAACGTTAATCTCTCGACTGAACCCGGTTGTCTTACTCTCGATCTTAAATCTGCTAACTATGGAATTTATCTTGGCGGTACAAGATCTAATCTTATTTCTTTTAACCTTCAAGGCTGCAAAGTTATTGGCGGTACTGGTCGTTGCTCTGTTAATGAAGAAACTACTTCTAGTGTTATAATGTTTCAGAATGCTAATTTCTTTGCTAATTCTTGGTACCTATCAAATAATCTTGGCAATTATATTTATTGGGATATTACTGGTGTTCGTCAAATGTTCTCTAATTGGGAACTATGTACCTTTGCTCTTAACATTTCTGATGCATCCGTTTCCTATGCGCAAGGTTCACTCCCAGATGCTTTTTTACCTCGTATTATTCTTAATCCTGAAGCCAATGGTTCTGTCCAATATCCTAACTCAAAATTCCGCATTGTCGATGGTTCAACTTTAGCTCGATACATCAAAGAATTAGTTTCCGGCGTTGCAACATCCTTTTTAACTAATCAGCTTTTTTCTATTGGTAACTCATTGATTCAAATTTCTAAAAATGCTGTTCCGGCAGATTCAGTTTTGGGAAATGAAAACTTAACCTTTTATATCGATGAAACCCTGAACAAACTAAAAGTCAAACTCAAGTATTCAAACGGTACAATTAAAAGTGGTGAGGTAATTCTTACATAATAATTCTAAATAGTAAATCTATTTCCATTACGCAAAATACTATTTGTCTGAGAGTTCACAGCCAAAAAATATTTTGCTCATAACTTCAAATACAAAAAAGTATTCGTAAGGACACTCATACATTTTTCAAAATCTACTTTTGGCATAGCTATCCCTTCGGGACAGTTCGCTAAATAATATACACCGTATTTAATTGATATTGATAGTTGTTCGGTGTAAAATATTTCGCTCATAAAATCTACTGCAAAAAGTTTTCATTCTTCGCTAAGCCGCTACTGCCATTTATTCGATATCTTTTTGGTTAGGCAGCAGACGGCTTGCTCATCATTTCAAACATTTTTTACTTTCATTAAAATCTTAAATGCACTTTCAGTAAAGACTTGGGTTTAGTTTCGTTCATAACTAAATAAAAATACAATTCAATTTTTCTTAATTATTCACTCATAAAAACTGCAAAAAGTTTTCACTACATTCCGTTCACTCATTCCGTTTCACTCTTTCGTTTAATTGTTGAACGCTTCATAAAAACTGGTATGTTTAAAAAACAAAACATCCCAGCTTTTAACATTCCGCAACAAATAAACTCATTCGTTCACTCCATTACATTACACTACATTTCGTTCAAACATTTTTAACTTCTAACTACCTTTTAACTACCGCTAACTACCTTCCCTTCCTTTTTGTTAGTCCGGCATTCGCCGGGCTGTTCAATATTTTTTTGCCCGCGTGTGAACAAGTTTAGTGTTATCCGAATCTTAGTAATCAATCGGGGCAAGGGTATATGAAACTCTCCCGCAAATCATTGAAAAAGTTATTGTTAGCGGGGTTCGCCCTTGCCTTGAATTATCATGTTTACAAACACCATCAGTAAATCATAACATAAAAATCACACAAAACATTTAGCGGGCAAAAAATTATTTTTTTTACGGTGTAGTCCGTCTCATTTTGTATTTGAAAAATTTTAGGTATGTTACAAATGAAAAAAGTTCAAAGCCATTTAGAAGCATTTTTTTTGCGTTTGAATACCTGGCAAAGTTTAATTATGGATCGGCTACCAGAAACTTTCTTTGTTGAGTATTCACATTATTTAATGTTCGGTAGGAAAAAAGACAAGAAATCGAAAAGTCCCTACTCACTCCCTACTTTAAATTCTGGAAAGTCATAGGGTTTTTCTGGCGGGCAAAAACAAAAAAAGCTCGATTACATTTCATAATCAAGCTTTTCATTGCTGCCCCGCAAGGGTTCGAACCTTGAGTCTCCTGATCCAGAGTCAGACGTGTTGCCAATTACACTACGGGGCAGTTTTGCAAAAACAAATATAGAACTATCACATTAAAAGAAAAAGATTCTACTATTTCTTCGGCAATCTTTTTATAACTGCCTTTGACCTAAAGCTGCCTACCGGT